AAAACAGGTCAAGACTATACACCATATACTAGTGCTCCTTTAAATTTAGTAAACCCCAATCAATATTTATTAAATCCTAACCAATTTTTTAATTGTATGGGTGAAATTAAAGATGATATTAGTGGCTCATTTACTAGCGCACAATTAATGGATTTTAGTATTAATGATTACTTTGGAACCTCTGGACGACCAGTATCAGAAGGAGGTCTTGGAGAAGCATCATATAATGCTTTAGGTTCTATACAAAATAACTCGTATCCAAGCAATAAAGACTTAGAAATGGAATTAAAAAGATTAGAAACGGTTCCTGCATCTGGGAGCGCACCGGTCAGTATAATAAGCAGTTATTTGAATGCTATAAATAGTTTCTATGAAAAACAAATTCAAAATTCATCAGGACCAAGAGAACATAGTTATAACCAACAATTAGTATTTGATAATAATAGTCTTGAAACAAAACAATCTACTTTTTTTACATATAATAAAGATGTAAATAATGTTTATGATTGTAAACCAAGCATAACAGGTAATTCTAAATTTGAATATTGTGGTCCAGAAGCATATTACGAGAGTCCAAGATTTTAATTTATAATTCTCTTTCTTGTGTTAGCAAATAGTGTAATATTTTTATGATTAACAATTATTATAAAAATATTTTACTGCTATAAATCAAGTATTACTAAATAACTTTATTTTGTGTAACTGTGAAATATGAAAGCTGCTGTTCCACCTAATAATTGAGCAATTATAAATACAATAAATTTAGCAATGTCAATCTTATTAGATAATAACATCATAAAACTTACAGCAGGATTAAAATGGCCTCCTGAAATTTTACCTCCAAAATAAATAACGGAGGCAAGTGCTATACCAATAGCTAGTGCATCTCCGGTTTTTAATATTACCCCTAAGAAAATGAAAGTTCCTATAAATTCTGTAAAGAATTGTAAAATCATACTTTATATATTATTAAAATATATTAAAATATATTAAAATATATTAAAATATATTAAAATATATTAAAATATATTAAGATTTTTATTTTTACCATAAATAAACGTGGCTTAAGATTTTTGCATTATAATAACCTTGTGATTTCTTTTTTTCTAAAGCTATAGCTGAACCACGTTTTTTTGTTCCAGAATGTCTATTAAAATAGTTTTGCATGCGTTTGCGATTATTATGATTTTTATGCGAATATAATTTTAGCGGAGTTCTATCTTTATATTGTTCATAATCTGAAGCACCAAAATGAATTTTTCGTATTTTTTTGGTTGATTTATTTTGAACATATGCTGTATACTTCTTGCCAGTTATTTTACTTTTTTCAAATTTAATTAGTCTTTCTTTCATTTATATATAGTAAATATATATAAAGACAACAAAAAATATTTTATAGAATTATTTATATATAATGAATATACCTATAAAATATTTACCAAGACGCCTTACTTATAAAGATAGAAAGAAGCAACTTACACAACTTAAGAAATCGAGAAACGCTTATAAGAAACATATTTATATTACACGTAGCAAGGTTAAATCATATAAATCAGCAAAATCAAAACATTTATTAAAAGCGCAAAAAATATATAAGATAAATAACATTGTTGTGAATACAAATCTCTCTAAAAAAACTGGATGCTCTATAAATTCGCTACGTAAAATCGTAAATAAAGGACAAGGAGCTTATTTTTCATCTGGGTCTAGACCTAATCAGACAGCACAAAGTTGGGGATTAGCCAGACTAGCAAGCTCAATAACTGGTGGAAAAGCGGCAGCAATAGATTATAGTATATTAGAACAAGGTTGCTCAAATAACTCTAGGGCATTAAAATTGGCAAAACAAGCCAAGAAAAAACATGGACATGGAACGCGACGAGTAGGTAAAATAATATTATAGTATACTATTAACTATTAACTATTAACTACCAAACATTAGTCCTGCTAATCCGTTTTGAAATGTTACTACATTGTATTTTTCTTCAATAACATATAAATTATAATAATATTTATAAATATTTGTAGGGTCTTTAGATGTTCCAATTACAACTCCTGTTTCAGGGTCACATAGCGTTATAAAAATTGCACTAGGATCTAATGGTGGATTACTATAATTATTATATTCAAATTCGATTGTTTTGAAAAAATTGGTATTTAATGCTCCGTTAGGTTGTTGCTTATATGGATCAGTTGTTAGTGAAAAATTATAACTATATAAACCAACTTTTGAGCATATTCCATTAGATTTGCTATATTTTTCTAATTTACTAAATATAGCACTGTCAAAATCTGTTTCTCTGTATTTACCATCAAAAATTATAGCAAAATTTTTCATTATTTCGCACTGATTAGTTTGTTCATTTACAGATGGACTATTACCTGTAATATAAATATTTTTAGAAATGTCACCATTAGCATAACTAAATTGAGGACTATAATATTTATAGTTTTCAGCAAGATATAATTTTTGTAAATCATTTGGAATTTTATTCTCATATACCCAGTTTGTATAATTAGACCATTCATTACGTAATGCAACATCGCTTCTTTGAAAATACCACATCCAGTTTTTAACCAACCCATTTGACTCTAATTTAATTTTATTAGACTTAATAACTCTTTCAAACTTATATTCATAAATCTCACGTATTAAATAATTTTGAGTATTTTTGGCAAAATAAGTTCGCTCTTCTTCGGCTAAAAAACATTGCGTACATATTAAATGAATATTGCTATTGATTTTAGTTGGTAAGTCTTTATAACTATCATTATTTATTTCCAAATCACTTACAGGAGGAGGATTAATAAATCTTTTGAATTGATATTCAATTATATTTTGATTAGGTTGTATTTGAGGAAAATTATTGTATGGTATAGGATTTATTGAATTATTATATAATACATCTTTAATTGTAAATAATTCCATTAAAGGTCGCAATGTAAAATTAATAACCAATTCACTATATTGTAAACAAATCAATGGAAACGCCATTATTGAATTCATAGAAAACCAAGAATTTATTGGTATATATAAATTATATTCGCGTATTGAGGGTTCAATACCGCTTATATCAGAAAATGCATTTTTATATACACTTGGATAGTTATTATTTCTATTATTGAAATTTGCTGGGTCATTTAATTCACTAATATTACCTGTCATAATATCAAATAATGCTTTCTTATGAGCATCAAAATCTCGTTCTACAATATTTTGTAAATAATGTCCGCTGAATTTTTGTATAGTTGAGCCATTTACAGTTATATTGACCGATTCAATAATTTGACACCCTATTTGTTTTATCCATTTAAATTCATAAGGCCTATAGTCATTTGTATTATATTTTAATAATGGACTCCATATTTTTGGTAATTTTACAACTAAATAAGTATCCATTAATAAATCGCCATAACGTTGCATTTTGAAACTATAACTGGACTTTTTGGTTACATCTAATTCCATTTGTCCAGTTTGGTCAATTCTAAATTTTTGTAAGCCAAAATTGGTATATTTATAATATGTAGATTTAAAAAAACTCTTGGTGGGATTACCTGTCAAAATAATATTTTGATTTCCTAGCGCTATTAAATTTAATAGTCCTCCTGCCATATTATATTAATTAATATAACATAATATTATTTATGTTATAATAACTATTTTTTAATTAAATTTAACATAATATAATATAATATAATATTATGTTATAATAATTAATATAATATGCCTAATCAATCATTAAAAATTTCTAATTTAAATCCTAATCAATATTTATATGTAACATTAGTATTAATAATATTTATATTATTACTTTTATTTAGCTGGATTTATAGCAGATTAAGTTTAAAAACTAGAACTTGTGATAAATTAAAAATTTATTGGCCAACATTAACAAATACAACATATTTTCTTGACACTAATCGTGTAAAATCGAGTGACTTTGATAGCTCATCAAATAGATTAATAAATTTTCAGGTTAAAAGTGCTTATAATTGCTGTTGTGGTGATAGTTACAAAAATAACTTTGTTGCTCTTTGTGCTTTAGAAAAGTGTATTACTAATGGTTGCCGATTTTTAGATTTTGAGATTTATTCATATAATAATGACCCTATTATTGCCTCGTCAACAGCTAATAATAATTATATTAAAGAAACTTATAATTCACTATTATTAGAAGAAGTTTTAACAACTATTACAGATAGGGCTTTTGATGCCACAACAACTAATTGTGCTAGTGATCCGTTAATATTAAATTTTAGAGTTATGAGCACAAACTTGGCTATGCTTAAAAAGATGGGAGAATTATTAGAAGAATATTTAAAAAATAATGAAGGAGCGTTTAGTTATGAAACAAAAACAGAAGAAGATCTATTATTTACAAAAATGGACAATTTCCATAAAAAGGTTATTGTTATTTGCGACTTTAATCCATCACCTGCTATTGTTGATACAAATACCGAGTTAATTAAGTTGAAAAACTGTATTAATCTGAAAGCCAAAGGATTAAATTGCAATACATTTAGATATAATCAAATTGCTTCTAAAAAAGGTTCATTGTCATTCATTGAGGAGACAAAGAAAAAATTTACAATTGTATTACCGAATTTAGATAATTCAATAGTAAACTTTGATCCTGAACTATCTTTTGATATGGGATGTCAAGCTATATGTATGAAACATCAAAATATAGATAATAACTTACTTGGATATAATGGACGATTTAAATTAAAGCAAAACTATTCTTGGATTAAAAAACCAAATACATTATTAAATGTAGATATGGAAGAAGTACCTAATTATACTGGCACCGGTGAAAGAGTAGTTTAATATCATATTTTTAATATCATTTTTTTAAAATCTTATTCTTTA